GCTATACCAAGGCCCGCTAGCACACCTTTTAAACGCCCTAGTGATGACCCCAAGGCTACTGTGCTTGCTTGCGTGGCTTTGAAGCCTTGGCCCATACGCTTAGTAGTGGCGATAGATTGCCGCTGCACACTAGCCAAATCACGGCGCAACCCGCGCATATCCGCTTCAATGCGAACAATTAGCGTGTCGACATTTGCCATCAGTCAGGATACCTTTCCATCATATCGTCTAGCTCTGATTTGGTTAGTGGCCCGTTCTTTTCCTCTCCACCACCATGAAACTCAGAAAACCCATCAATTGCCATCATCAATTCCGGCATACCCATATCCCAAAACTCTGAGGGCGGTATACCAATCATTCCTATCCCGACACTTACGAAACGACGCCACGGGATTTCTTCTATTCCGCCGTTTCTACTGCGTTTTTTTCCGAACCTTCCTCATTATCTTCTTCGCTATCCTCGCTGCTTGATTCCCCAGCCGTGAGAACATTCGCCAGCACTTCGCCACAAACGCGCATGCCGTCCGCAAGGCCCGCTTCATAAACGATTTTAGCTACTTTCTGCTGATCAACATCATTACCGCCCCCCTTAAACGCCGGGGTCAAAACATTTGTGATGTCCATGACGGTCAGATCACCTTCTGATAATTTAGTAGCTATCCGCACTAAACTAGTCCCGCAAGCCGATTCAGCTTGCATGCACCCGTCAACAGTCATCCTAGTCTTGTAGGCTTTACCCCCCAGACTTACTTGAAGCTCTCCGCGAAACGGATTTGCCATTTGTTACCTCCAATTGCAGCGTTTCATCACGACCACCAACATTGATGATCTTTGTAATTTTATGATCGCTGCTATCGACTGTAACGCTATCACCTACTGAAATGCCTTTATCGAACGGCACCTCAATGCGTGTTACATCGCCGGAAGCGTTTATGCTTCCTTGCACAGTCTCGTCTGAGACAGCGATTTCTTTATTAACCCAAGCCATATTACACCGTAGCTATCGTAATATCGCCAGCACTCTGGAATGAGAAGCTGTAAGTCACTTCACCGTTGTACTCGCCCGCATACTCAAGAGTCTCAAGCATAAACGCGCCGGTAAGTGTGATTAGGTCAGGGACAAGGAACTGGTAATTGGCGTTAGCCGCCGCATGCCACTTTCCGTATAGTGTGGTTTCTGAAGCGGAGTCTGTAAAAACGCCGTTACCAGATATCGACATGCTCTTGATACCAGCAGCAGCCAGTAAACTTCGAGCATCATTAGTAGAGTCCTTGTTAGTGATATCTACCGCCTCATCATTGAGGGTGATAGAGGTTGAACGCATACCGCCGATAGTAGTGAATACCTCTGGCGAGGCAGCATTTCCTATCTTCATCAGTAATGCGCGACCCTTTTGAGCAGCCATAATATTATCTCCTTCTAGCTGTCTGTGATGAACGCCCGAAAGCGCATTACACCGTGGCGGGTTACGCCATCATTCTCCAACACCTCGCTGGAAAATTCACACCGCAAGTCTATCAGGTTTGCTCCGCTAACGGAAAGGCCATGTTCATGGAGCAACGTATATATTCTTGCAGCTATATTTTTAGTCTCTTTCATGCCCCTGTAATCAGAATATACATCCACGTTGAATATATAATCTCTTGCATCAAGGGTCTTGGAACCATCATCAGATGTTGTTGTCGGCCCTATCACTACAATAGGCAGGGCAGTATCGTCAGGAACCGCGTCATAAACGCCCGTAACTAAGTCTCCAAGCGCACTATCACCATTTAGGCGGCTATACAGTGCCTCTTGTAAGGTAAAGCCATGCAGGGCCATTTAATCCTCTTTACCTTTAGCGCGATACAGCGGGTGATCTTTAGGCAATAAATCCCTATCAAACTGCCCGCTGCGGTATCTGTTGTTCCTCACGGCGTACAGAAATGCGTTGACCCTCGCATAAGCCCATTGATCAGGACCCGTTACATTTCGACGTACACTTTCAGGGTTTGTCCTGTATGCACCAACGCCGCGCTCAAAGACCGCCCGCAGACTACGCATGTTGACACGTTTACCCGTTTTGTCTCCATGCTCATCGTTATGCTCTTTCATTTTTTCTTTGAGAGCCGACTCAACCCGCGCACTCACTGCCTTGGACTGCCCGGTGGCCCTAAGATATATAGAATGGCTTGAACACGGCATATAGTAGTTGCCATCAGGGGTTTTCAGCGTGTGCGTACCATCGCAACCAAGCTGGTCTGCCCTACGCAATGCGCCAGAGACAGAACGGAATACATCACGCCCTTCACCCAACCGGGGGTCTTGCTTATCAGTCATTTGATGCCATCTTTCACGGCCTTGCGGAATAAGCGTTTATATTTGGCCCTGCCCTTCTCCATAGCGGGCTGTAGGAACGGCCTAGCTGCCATATTACGAGTGCCGAACTCTAATGCAGCGGAATAATCAGCCCTGCTCTCCACATCAGCGCCCATACCATCCCCATCAAACACTAGGTGTATGTTATTAGCCAAGAACCCCGTATCACCCGCTGGCGCATCACCGGGGGCAGAAGCATTAATGGTTCTTTTGGGGTTGTAACGTGTAGATTGCGGGCCAGACCGGGGGTTCTGCAATATACTGGTAATGGCTTCATTACGAGTTTCATTCCCTGCAACTCTTACAGCCCTTTGTAGGTTTTTCAATACATCAGCAGATTGCTTATCTAGTGCAGCCTCGAACTCCGCTTTATTGACTATTTTAAGCCGTAGCGTCATTGATCCCACCTTCCGTGCATCGCAACTGTAGGAACCTATCTCGCGTTCCCATGTTTAGCACTGATCTTATGGAAAATGTGCGCGTTGTACCCGAATCATCCCACTGTAAGCGCATCTTAGCGCCACCAGCAGCAAAATTAATGTTTGCATAATAACGGATATAGACATCATGAGTGATATCGTGCCTAGCAGCGCCATCAGAAAAAGACTGATTACCGGAAACAGGAACAATATCAGCAAAGACGGCCCTAGTTGTAGACCAATTGGAAGTAAACCCGCCGCCTGAGTCCGTACTAGCACTTCGCGACTGTAGATTTACCGAATGACGTAAATTCCCGGCATAGGGTGTTTTTGCCATCAGCCATACCCCACCCCAAAGCGCGAAATCCTATATGGATTCCAGCAAGCCGCAACAAGGGATGGCACTATGGCCACGCCTTCGCCCTTCACTACCAAGTCGGGATTTTCAAACAAGTGAGCCGCCATAACAAGTGCGCCTTGACGTATTGCATCAGGAACAGAACTTGCTGCACCGCCATAACCGGCCACATACTTGATTTCAAGGGCATTGGCCACGCGAAGCATGTCAGGCCAAGTCTCGCCTGTTCTAAGCACCACACGGCCCATATCTCCTGCTGTATCCACGTAATATTTAGATGTGGCCAGCGTTGAAGCGGTATCATCATCATCGTAGGTCTTAACGTGAGATACACTGCCAAGCGGAGAGAATGGAAGCCTTACCTCTCTCTTGCGGTAAGTAAGATAAGGCCCGGTTGTAATGCCTTCAGTATCAGGCAGCACATCATCAGCATAGGGTATATTATCAAGGAACAGAATAAGGGTGCGATTGATTAGAGACCGCTGCAAATAGTTCTTTGCAATCTCAGTGGCCGCTGATTGGCAAACACCCAAAATAGTATTGTGGGTGCTATCGCTACTTGCGATGCGTAGCTGGGCCTTTATCTCTGTTAAGGAGATAAGATCAGCCGTTTCTGCTGTGTGGACAGTAACCCCTGACATAGAACGCTATCAATCTGACTTCTTAGCGGTGCGTTTCTTGGGCGCAGCTTTTTTCTTTTCAGAAATAGAGTCCGCTAGATCATTATCAATAAAAACCTGACCGATTTCGGATTGCCAAGGCGCAGACATATCATACTCAACTGCCGCCTCATACATCATGGTCTCTGTGCCGTGAGGATTTGAGGAACCTCTAGTTGATTGCTTCATCACAATCTTCATCTTGAATCTCCCAATAAATAAAGAAGGGGACGGGCGTTAACCCGCCCCCAACCTATTTAACCAGTGGATGTTCCGTTATCAGAACTTCCGCTAGGCTTGTGGATGTTGTTCACCAATGCAAGAACGCCAATCGGCGTTCCGTTGCTGTGAGTGCCTGTTTTCGTGCAGACAATACGAACATACCGCTCTGGCCCCGTGTACCCAATCGGGTAAACAGCGTCATCTTCAGCGGCAGCATCAACAGTAGCGTAAATTCCACTGGAATCTACAGCGGCATATGACACACGCGAGGAGCTTGTCACGTTTGTCCAAGTTGAGTCATCTGGGGAATCTTGAATAGAGATATCCCATTTGACGGAACCGGAAAGCGTGTCTCCACTTTCACCCATCGTGAGCATCAACATTGCTGCCCCAATAGTGAAGTTTCGATCAAGCGTTGCACTTGTCACTGTTGCCGTACTGGTAGCCGGATCAAGCAACTGAGTTGCTGAAAGGCTATTTGCTAGATCATAGGTCATTTTCTAAGCCCTCCTTATGCTGAGACTTTTTGCTTACGGATAGCTTCCGCAAGCACGACTTGACCACCGACCCGACGACGCGCAACGTAGCGAATCGTTCCGCTTGTAGCCTGAGTGAACGGATCACGCAGAATACTAAGCTGAATACGGTCAATAATCATGTAGCCTCGGTTGAAATCACCGAAGGCAACGGGATAAGCACCCGCACCAACGTCGGCCATGTCCGGTGCCTCGACATAAGGCTGTCCCAAGATCGTATTAGGGACACCCGCTTGCAAGCTAAACCCGGCTTGGAACACATAGGAACCATTTGAGTCTACCAGCTTACGGATTGCGCCAAGTGTCGAACGATTAAACATGAAAATGCCGTTACGGGCATATTCTGTTTTGACGCCGGAATACAGGTCAATCAGGCCGTTTGCAAGCAACGCCGTTCCGTTGCCGGAATTGGTCTCTGCAACCGAAGAGTTGACCATGAAGCCTTCAGGCTGACCTGAAGCAGTACCATTAACAAAGGCAGTGCCTTCGCCTTTAGCAAACTGCTCGGCAAACTCCGTGGAAAGTTCCGATTCCATGTTGAACGCGGAATCTTCTACTTCCTGCTCAGAGATGTCCACCAGTGCATACTGCTCGTGTGCGCTGATTTCTTCCATTCCATAGGTGAGACCCGTGGTTTCTGAGCGAGTGCCGACTTCCGCAACCCAAGACGCAGCGAACTGCCCCGTGCGACTAGGAACTTGGACACTACGAGCAGAAGTCTGACGAATACGGGCCACTGAACGAACAGGGGAGATTTCCGTAACCTTCTTAACGATTTCTGCTACATACTCAGGGGGAGCAAGGTAGCCGCCGCCCGTATCATTGGACACGGTAAGCACTTTGACTTCCATCTCATCAAGAGCATCTTTGCCCTTACGGAGATAGGTGTCATAAGCAGCCATGCGCTGATCAATCGCCTTGGATTCAAGACCGACCTCTGGACGCTTGAGTGCAGTTTCCATTTCGTCAACACGCTCGGAAACGGTGTCAGCAGCAAGAGCCGCCTTAGTAAGACGCTGGTTCATATCTTCCAGCGAATCAAGTGACTTCTCAATACGAACTAGCTTTTCCTCAACTAGCGTATCAGAAGCACCCTTCTTCTCAATACCGGCGAGCCGCTCATCATTGGTGGATTTGAACTCTTCAAATGCCTTACCAATTGATTCAACAGCATCCCGGACTTCTGTAGTATCGGACATTTTGTCCTCCTTTAATCAGAAGATGTGGGTTGAATGATGCTTGCGAGACCTCCCAAAAGGGAAACAATCTCTGTGTCACTTCCACCAGCATCCCGCTGTTGTGTGATTGTGGTAATGATTGCTTTCGCACAAGCCTTAGACTCTGAACGGCTCAAGTTGCCTTCATCCCGAAGAAAACCCTCCCATTCGCGAATAGTCCAATCTTCGCCCTTAACCGCCGAAACCCTAGCTTTAGGGTTCATTGGGAAGGTGACTAGACTAATCTCCATAAGGTCGACCTCTTTAAGCATACGACGCCTACGGCGGCTATCGTAATCTTGCTTGTTGGGGTCAGCCCTGTAACCGATAGATAGGCCATCAAGTGCGCCCATCTTCATTAGCTCATAAGCCTCACGGCCTTGCTGAGTACCGAGAGCCAAGCGGCCCTTAACCGCAAGTCCATCTCCGTCCTCTGAAATTGTATCGAATACGCCTATAGGCATATCCTGCTTGTGCTGCCAAAGTAGTTTCACTTCCTTGGGCTTACGCCGCCGCAATGACTTAGCGAAGGCTCCCGCCTCTACTACATCGTTGCCTAAATCTTTATTTCCAAAAATTGATCCGTAGCCAGAGAAGCCGCCCTTCTCTTCATCATCTTCATCATTGTACGCCTTCAGATCAAATTGAATGAACTTGCTTTCAAATTCACCAACAACCTCATCAGTTTCCACTGACTCAATGACCTCATCGGACATTTTTGAACCCTCTTTATAACTGGAAGAACACACTGCCGCTCGTTGGTTCCTGCTTGGAAACTCTGAAGCCATTTTATCATCGCCCATACAGCGACTAATAAAATCCTGTTCACCCTCACCGGGAGATGGCTTCAAAATCGGCATACAACAGTCCTTTAGATAGTGAGCAGTCTAGCATCAGATCATATCCTGTCAACAGCCTAAAAAAATGTAGCTCTACATCTTAAGTGGAAAGTTTTTTATACCCTGTAAAAATAATAGTTGACACGGTGTCGGGTATTTACTATATATAATGGGTAGCAACAAACAGGAGATGACCAGATGACCAACCACGAATATAGCGAGACGCGAGATGTAGGCGAATACTGTAACTGGAAAAACAACTTGCCGCTCGTTGCAGAAGACGCGTTCGTAGAATTTGTAGCTTGGCGCGAATATCGCGAGATGTACGCCGAGTACTGCATTGAAGGAAACACCCAGCCTACAGAAGATGGGTTCGTAGAATTTATAGCTTGGCGCAAACGTGTCGAAGATTTCTTCAAACAGGAGACTGAAAATGAATAAAGTATGGATCGAAATAGAAAAGGACGCTGACAAAGCGATCAACCACGAACGCGCCGAGAAATTTACCAAACTGCTTACCAAGCTAGGCTCAACAAAAGAGGTCTGGTTGGACGAGACGAAGAACCACTTCTGCATCACAACCAACGATGTGGGGGGGTTCGTTGAACTTACCGA